TAATCCTACACGGGCTGCTGCTCTAAGTGTTTTAGATCCCCAAGTATCTCTAACTCTAGAACAGTTTTTTAAGACTAACTTTACAAGTGATCCTACGGATGTCTTTGGTAGAAGTCAAAGTCAAAGACAGTTTTATATAACACCATCTACCACGGTGCCTAACGATCAAGAATCGTATCAGAACTGGCTCTACCGTATTCCAGGTAAGTCTTGTAAGGAAGGAGGAAGAGAAGCTTGTAGTATGTCGACTGGTTCTGCTGGTGGTGCTCTTCCTTGGTTAAGTGAAAACTAACGACGTTTCATCTTCTGTGTCTGAAGTTTACCTTTACGGCAACTAAACTTTTTTATGGTTCTACCTTTTGTCTGTAATACACTTTTTACGCATATTGCTATCGCAGCTGATTCTTTAAACTTTCTACGAACTGATTTTATACAGCTACATAATCTTTTTATTGTAGATTTCATCTAATTCTGTATAAAGAAAAATATAGAGTTGGTAGATGGAAATCAACCGTTTGACACATACCAAAGATGATACTTGTGGAATTGAACAGTATTTTACTCAATCAGTTGGCCCCGGTAATTACACTACGACTAATTTAGTTCCGGATGCTCGTTCTGTTAACCCTTTAGCAAGTCAGAGTTTGATGTTATTCCCTCGCGAGGGTTACGGTTTTAATAATAATTTTATTGATTCTGATTCTGTTTTACGTAATCAACCTGAATTTAAGAATAACAAGTGTAATATTCGTCAACAAGCGAGACCATTCTTATCCGTTCCATATATGGGTGGTGGTCGTGGTAATGCAGAAGTTGAAACATTCTTACAACACTCAGAACAAGTTCGTCAAGGGAAAGAGTGTGGAACAGTGAGTGAGCAACAGTTTGATGGTATTTATACACCTATGATACCCTTAGTGAAGGATAATATTCAGAATCCTAAAAATTTAATCTCTGAAGTTGCTTCGCCCGGTTGGATTCGTGGTGGATTACCAAGTAGATCATATATTCGTGATGTTAACTGCTAAGCAGTTAACAATACTCTTTTATTCTAAAATCGCGATATTAACTGCTAAAAAGTTAATAGACAGTAGTTAAGATGCCATTAAACAGTTATTTTGAAGCGTATGAGAAACCATCTATCCATACGTTTGAAAAGAAAGAAAATCCTCAAAATTATGATATACTTATATCACAGTTTCAACATGTAAAACCTAAAAGACACACTTTAGGATTAGTTGGCGGAAATGAAGTGTATAATATTAACGGGAATCGTGTAGATTTAGAATCGGATCTATTCGGTATAACCCGTCCTTTTACTTGGAGCACAGAACGCAAACACTTACCAGATAATCATTCTAATATAATAAATCGTAGTAATCCGAAGAATAGTATACATATTAACGCAATACCCGTTCCACGCGAGGAGTATCAGTTATGGTCTTATTCTGAAGTAACTGCTCCTTTACCATTTAAGAAAGAAGTATGTTCTATGCCTCATAAGTTTTAGATATTTATCACAGTTAGAGATGTCTGCTTCACCAGAGCATTTAAGAAATATGACGCGATCTAAATGGGATGAATTTCATACACAAGATGATTTACGAATTACAAGTTATGCTCTACAATACTATGCGAATGCTCCCGGTATTAACTGTCCTACTTCATTCCCAGTAGATGCTACAACACGTTTACAGAAGTCTGGAGCAAGTTGGTTAGCAAATAGTTGGAAAACAGATGTAGAATCCGACTTGAAAAATATTAATCGTATGAGCACACGAGTAAAAAATAATGAGATTCAGTATAATCCAGAAACAAATAAGTATACAAAAGCCGCTTTAGAAGCTGCTCCCGATGAATCGTTCCCTCTCTTATTTAATCGCATAACTAATCCCCCATGCACTCTACGTGCGACAGGATGGAATAGATGGGAAGCACTACCTCATCAACCTCAACTTGTTTTTGAAACACCTTTTGATACTTTTATCCCATCTCGTGATATAGATAAAGAAAGAGCAAAAACGCATTAATTAGATATTTCATTTATTATTAGGTCTTAAACATTCTGTTTTTATCCTGATGATAGGTAATAGATGGAAGCAATAGCAGTCTTCGGATTAGTAGGGCTTGGTTATCTTGTAACCAAGTTTTCAGGTTCTAAAGAGAATTTTGAAGAGCAACCACAACAGTTAACAACACCTCTATTTACAAATGAACAAGGTAATTCTGTAAAAGGTTCGTCGCAAGAACTTAATATGCAATACGATACGCGCTACTACAAAGAAATGCCAAGTGAACCAAATAGTAATCCCGGGAAAAAACAGAATGCTTTTGATTATGGGAATAGGTCACTCCCTAGAGCACAAACACAACCAACACCTCAGCCAATACAGTCCGCAACATCACAAGTAACTATGAACCCTGGTTCATTTGAAGAGAATCCAAACTATATTGAAGGTTTTGAAGTTCAGAGTCAGTTAAGTGGTCAAACAATGGCAACATCTCAATTTACTCATAACAATATGGTGCCTTTCTTCGGTGGTCGCGTTAGACAGAATGTTGCGGTTGATACAAATACTGGTATTTTAGATTCGTATACCGGTTCTGGTGTGAATCAGATTGTAAAAAAAGAAGTTGAAACAATGTTTAATACAGGACAAACACCTTTTGGTAATCCTTTTGGTTTAGAAAATTCAACTGAATTTATTGAAAGTCGTATTGAACTACCACGTAGTCGTGCTGGTGAAAAACCTTTTGAACCCGTTCGTGTAGGAGCTGGTGTAGGTGAACGCTTTGGTTCTACTGGTAAAGGCGGATTCCAACAGATTGAAGTTAATCAGTTAATGATGGAAAAGATGCCTAAAACTGATGATTTACGCGTAGCAGATAATCCTAAACTAACATATAAACAACCGGTGGTGCCAGGGCAACACTTTGTTACAAACTCTGCGGAAAGTCCTGGTGAAGTAAGAAAGTATAAGCCTGATACGTTCTATATTGATGAAACTGGAGAACGGTATATTGGCGCTTTTGCTCAAGATGCCCAGAAGGAAGGAGTGAGGCCTACACAAGTTTTTAAACACCAAACTCGTCCTGAAACATCATCTGAACTCATTGGTCCTGCGGCTTCACAAGAGTTCGGTGAATCGTATGTTACTGGATCATACAGAACACCTATGGCGCAACAGTATGGTGGAGCAGGCTATCGTAACGCAGATATGACTACATACTATACTGGTAATCCTGATGCACCTGAAGCAGATTATGGTAGATCTTCTATTGAGATTCGTCCTAATGAGCGTCTTGCTACATCGGAAAGAACAATGGGACTTAACTTAACTCCTGCTGAAACTGGTGCGGTGCCTACTCACTATACTGATAGAGCAAGACCTACTTATCGTGGTGAAACAATTGGTAATATAAGACAGACTGGAACACCAGTTGGTTACGCACAAGGCGCACCCGCACTTACCGTCTGGTCTGATGATGTTGCTAGAACAACTGTGAAGGAAGGAACGGTCAATTGGAACTATATGGGTATTATGAGTTCTGGAAGTCAACCTAATAAACTCAAAGTATATGATCCAGATGATATTGCGAGAACGACCCAGAAGTCGCAGATCTCTGCTAAATCAGAATACTTTGGAACACCTACATCAGCACAACAAGATTTCACTGATCATACTGCTGCGTATAATATGAGAACAAATCCTATAAAAGAAAAGATGTCAAAGGGGAGAACACCTATGGCTGGAAATGGTAGCGTAGCTGTTTTCACTGGTGATATATATCAAACTTCTAAGAAGATTGATGCAGATATACTAAATGATAGAGCAAATGCTGTTAATAGATCAGTTGATTTACCACCCGGTTCAGCAGATATTGGTCAAGTTCGTTATAGAGTTCCTCTTAAGTTAGATATTTCTAGTGAACGCAATCAGAGAGAAATTATTTCCGCAGTTGAAAATAATCCTTTACAACAGAGTATTTATAGAAATGCTCAACATGATGAAAAACTTTATCAAGATTTATTAAAGAGTTTATAGTAGATGGATAGTATAAGAAACTATTTAGGTGAAAAAGAGTTTAGAATGTCAGAGATTTTACAATTTGGTATAATGTTTTTACTATCAGGATTTTTAATTGGTGGAGGAATTATTATTTTGAATGATGAAGATATTTTTAAGAAGATTTATGAGGGGTATCAATCACCACCTGCTGTATCTAATACATGGACAGCGGATCTACCAGATGATTTATTACTTGTTAATCTACAAAAGAATGTTAAACTTATACGTAAGAATTCACTAATAAATACTATTACTGCTTGGACAATGATTGTATTAGGATCTATTATATCTATATATCAGATATATAATCTATTTTTTAGTTAAACTATAATTCTTCAAGTTCAAGTAAATCTAATTCTAATTCTAAGTCTTTTATATTATTATCTGATAAATTTTTATAGTTCCTCTTTTCACCTAATTCTGTTAAGTTTTTCATTTTTTTAAAATCTTCTTGAATTTTTTTCACTAATTTATCTGCTACTTCTTCAATCGTTGCGGAATTAGATAGTTTTAAATTACGTTTAAGTTTGTTAATATTGAATCTGTCCCCACCTTTCATTAGATTTTTTTCTTTTTTTAATATATCTATTACTATATTCCTTAGAGTTTCTATCATTGCTTCAAGTTTTTTTATTTCAGCTTCTTTTGCTTTATACTTATTTATTTGTATCAGTGTATCTGATTTTTTATCTTCTTTAAGAAATGAACGAGCTTTTTCTTTATCATCTTTAATCTCTTCAGTTAAATCACTTATTCTACTTTTTAATAAATTTATTTGTTGTATAAGTTTTTGTTTTACTTGTGTAGAATTATTAGCCGTATTCTTATTTTTTTTTGTAGCTAATCCCATCTACTATTATAGGTCTAAAGTATTTGTAGTTCATTATATTAATGAATTATCAAATAAATCAAAGAAAAAATTCGTTCTTAGTAACTGGTGATGCTGGAGTAGGTAAATCACATTTTATACGCAATGAAGCAAAAATAAATAAAGCAAAATTATTTCGTTGGAATGTGCGTATAGATAGAAGTCTTCGTGAAGGGAGAGAAATTCTTCACCAACAAGTTCGTTCGAAAGAGAAGTTATACGTTTGGATTGAAGGAGCAGATGATTTAACGCAAGAAGCACAAGCATTTTTACGTAGAATCTTAGAGACTGCTTCACAGAATGTTATATCAATGTTAGAAGTTCGTGAAACCTGGAGATTAACTCAACCAATTATTTCACGATGTGTTCCAATATGTATTTCTAAAACAAGTTCCTATCGAAGCGAAAGAGCATATAAGATGGCTAATTATTTACACTTATATGATGAACAACCTTCAGTAGATATAAAATCATTAACTTTAACTGACATAACTATTTTACGTAAAAAAGGGTATGATCCAATCAAGTTAATTAATCAGTTTATAGAGCACTATTCTTTAAAAAATAAAGAAGTTGTAGTTATGTTTAAAAATATTGGTGCTGGATATTCTGCGTGGATTCAATTAGCAAATTTTATTGCGTTAACTTCTAAAACAAAGGATAAATTGATTTAAAAGAAGTATGGATATTACCGGCACCGAAGGAATTAATGTATATGCGGACGCTAAAACAGAATATACGCGTCAATTAACACAATTTTGTGTATCTTCATACTTAAGTTACTTTTTAACTTTATTAGAAGAATCAAAAGAGATTGATAAAGATTCTAAAAAGTTACTTATAAATTTTCAGAACTCTTTAAAATCTATCCCTGAATGGAATCACGAAAAAGTTCAAAAAGAAACATCAAAGATTATTAAAGAAATTAACTGTGACTATTTTGATGATTTATTAAGTGCAGTATTTGTGGCGCATACTAAAGTTCTTTCTGCTATTCGTTTAACAACAAAACAGAAAAAGTTACAGATCACAATTCCTAAAGTTGAACACTTTTTACATCATACTTTAATTGAGTGTGCTAGAATTTTATGGTCAAATGTTTATATGTTTTCACCAACTGGTTCTCCTATTGAACGTCAAAAGAATCTACGTGAAATTGAACGATTAATTCAAGATGGTATTTTACAATCTATTCGTTCTATGTTACCTGTTAAGAATATATTAAAAGAGTATCTAAAAGACGATGATGATGATATAGATGATGATAAAGAAGAAGAGAAGAAGGAGGAGAAGGAGGAGAAGGAGGAGAAGGAGGAGAAGGAGGAGAAGGAGGAGAAGAAAAAAGAAGAAATTATTACCGAGAAAAAGGAGGTTATTTCTGAGAAAAAAGTTACAACTCCGGTAATAAATATTGATACAGAACCTTCTGTAAACTTTACAAATATTGATACTGTATTTGATTCGAATAATCTTGATAAGAATGAACTAATTAATATGGATGAAGATGACAGTGACTCTTTTATTAAAGTATTAGATACTGAAGGTGAATTATTGGATGATTTTGAAGAAATCGTTGATGAAAAAGAAGCGATTGATTTTGAAACTTTAGAATAAGTTCGTTAAACTTCGTTTAATTTGTTTTCGTTTTTCCTGACAGAAATCCAGAAGTATGAATCAACAAGTATTAGGGGTTGTTTTAGGTGGTTCACTTATTGCTGCTTTAGGAAGTATAAGCACATATACTTTTGAAAAAAAAGAACCAACAATGAAATCAGTATCGCGTGATTTTATTATTGGTGGAATACTATTTATGTTTATAATGTATCTTTTACCCGAATCTTCTATGACACTAATTAATATGATTACATCATTATCTATATTTTCACTACCGTCGTTATCTCTTCCAACAAAAGCTTCACAAGATGATTTAGAAATTAATGTTGGTGTGCCTAAATTTTAAGATTTTTTAATAATCGTTCCATACAAACTTTTGGTGATAAATTTTCTAGAACAAAATCTCTGGGATGAAATTTTGTATAAGATCCTCTCATAACTTCTAAAGAAGTTTCAAAATCTTCTTTTTTTATAAAACTTATACCACATCTCTCATCCCAATATGGGATAGTTGTTCCTTTTAACTCATATTGACCAATTCTATCTTTATAAACATGTTTACCTTCTAATGTATACTCATCAAATAAACTCGTTGCGTTCCATACTACTATAGGCACATTCATTGAAAGACACTCTTGTAGAGCAAATCCTTGAGATTCAGTAGATGTTACCCATACTGCGTATTTACACTCATTGAGTGTTTTTATGTAATCTTCTTCTTTATACTTCCCATAAATAAATTTTCTATAAGTAACATTCTTTGCTTGTAAAATATTTTCAACATACTCAATATCTTCTTGACGTCTATGCTTAAAATAGACTAAACAGTCCAAATACTTATTACATATAGTAGGTTTAAATTTTTCAACATCTACTGCAAAAGGATTAATAATAATTGGTAAACTTAGTCCACCCGTTTCTTCTACAAAATCTTCAGTCCATTTTGATGGAAGTATATACTTACACTTATCAGGAAAAGTGTGTGTATTTTTTAACCAAGGCGGTGTAGGAAATAAGAAACAGTGTGGTCCATAAACAATATTTTTAGCATTTGGAAGATAATTCGGATCAATAGAATCTGAAGGAACAAAAACTATATCAGATGGATCTATAAAATCTTCAAATTTATTTGATACAATAATTTCAATATCCATTGAATCACACATTAATTTTAAACCAATCTTATTCTTTTCATGAATCCATGAGTCAAATAGTAGAATCTTCATATTATCTTTAAACATATAGAGAGTATATCTTTATATCTTTTGAAAGAGTTAAAATATTTTTAACTATATACTTTTGAAATAACTTATGATTTAACTGTTCTTTAGGAATACCGTTGTTACAGTGAGCAGAAATATGAACGTAGAGTTGAAAATCAGGGAATCGTTCGTCATTACTCTGATCATATAAGATATTTTCACCTTTATCATCAATTAACCAGTGCCATAAGATGTTATATAAATCTGAAATAGTCTCTTTTACTACTCTCCCATCTTCTTTAGATAAAATTTTAGCATTTAATCTTTCACGAGGAACTTCAGGAAATAGTCCTTCAATTAAACTAATAGAAAGTCTTGCTAAATCAAAAGAGAAGTTTGGATATACAACTGGTTCTTCTGAATTATCTGATAAAGGAGGAAAATTATACTGTGTATCAGCATCATTTCCATCATAAAAATCATCACTAATAAAAAGATGTTCATTTAATGAGAAGATACTTCTTCCAAAATCAATAATTTTAAATATCTTCCCATATGTTGGAACTTTATAAACTTTCTTATTTAGTGTTGTATAGTATAAAAATTCTTCTTTAGTTTCGGTCCATACAATATTATTTGTATGAAGATCATTATGGGTAAACTTAAATAGAGTTTGAACTACTGTTAAAGCTGCTATTATCTGAAAAAGCCATGCTCCCCACTTATCCTCCCAAATATCAGTATTTGGTTCTGCACCAACTTCATCAAAATCTTCTAGCAGGTTATCCATAGTTGAAGTATTTTTTTCTGTAAAAATCATCATTACTGGAAACTTATTAACTGTTAAAAATACATCACACTCATCCGAATCTGTAGATGATACTTCTGATGATTCAGATATAGTTGTTAAGTCGCTATTTAAAGATTCTAATTCTCCATTTGAAGAACTTATATCAACACCTTTTAATTCTTCAATCATATCATCAGTATCACTATCTTCTTTTGATTCAATACAAAATTCAGGTTTAACCATAATTTCGCTCATTAGTTCTGCTTTTACTACTTCATCATCACCTTCAATCTCAATTTTCATTCTTTCAGATTCTATTCCATCCCAAAACCACCGATACATACGATAACTTTCAACTTCATCAGATATATTATAACTATACTTATCTGCTATTGAAGTATAAGCACCATAAAAAAGATTGAAGTGAGGGGATACATCTTGTTCTTTTAGCTTCCCTAAAACATAACTTGCTACTGTTTCAACATATGCTTGATTCCAAGGATCATCTAACTTCTTTTTAATCTTTTCATCAGAATACTTGTTCTGAATAAAGTATACAGGATCTAGTAAATGAGTTACTTTTAAGTATGAATCTATATTGATTAATTTACTCTTATGTAAAGTTATTAATTTACAATTACCTTTAATGCTATTATCTTCTGTAAATTGAATACTATTAATCGTATATTCGTTATCAAATAAGATATTTGACTGATTTTTAATATTGAAAATCTGTTTCATAGGTGGTATAGTTGATTGAAGATTCGAATAGTGTTTCATTGACTGTAAAGAAGTTGATAACTCTTCTACACGGAATGTTGGATTAGGTAAAGTTACTCCCCGGAGTATAGTGATATCCATCTTTTTTTTAATCTAGATAGTAACATATGTTTAATAACGCAGATTTTTATATATTTTATAGATATATAAAAAATGGGAGATACTAAGAATGTATCATTAAAAAAGTTTGATATGAAGAAAATTCAACAAGATGCGGTATGTGTTTTTATTGGAAGAAGAAGAACAGGAAAATCCACTTTGTTAAAAGATTTATTGTATCATCACCAAGATATGCCTTTAGGCACAGTAATATCAGGCACTGAAGAATCTAACGGTTTCTACTCAAAGATGATTCCTCCTATTTTTATTCACGGTGAATATAATCCTGCTATTATGGCGAACTTCTGTAAACGACAGAAACTTATGATGATGAAAATTATGAAAGAACAAGAACAGTTTCCAGGACAGAAGTCCAGAATTGATCCTCGTTCTTTTATGATTCTTGATGATTGTATGTATGATGATTCTTGGACACACGATAAGAATATTAAGTATCTTTTTATGAACGGTCGTTGGTTGAAAGTCTTCTTTTTAATCACTATGCAGTATCCTCTTGGTATTCAACCATCTTTAAGAACAAATGTTGATTACGTTTTTATTTTAAAAGAAGCATACACATCAAATCGTAAAAGAATCTATGAAAATTACGCTTCTGCTTTCCCTTCATTTGAATTCTTCTGTCAAGTGATGGATCAGTGCACACAGAATTATGAGTGTTTAGTTATTGATAATACATCGCAGAGTAATAAGTTAGAAGATTGTATATACTGGTATAAGGCTGCTCTACACGGTGATTTTCGTATTGGCGCACCAGAGTTCTGGCAACATTCCGCAAATAGAGGAGGTGAAAGAGATGAAGATTCATATGATGTAACTGCTGCTAGAAGACTAAAAGGACCTCAGATTCAAGTTAACAAGAAATATTAAGTAATCATAGATGAAAATTAACTGTTCAGATTTTTTAATACTAATATCTATAGGTTTAGGATTACTACTTCTTGATAGATTTTATAGAATTAATTCAATAGTTGATTCTTTTGAAAATCCGGTAAGATGTGGAGTAAATATGCCTCCTTGTGCTTTTAAGAAACGTTGTGCTAACGGATTCTGTATAAGTCCATCTCAACCAGATTTATCACCGAATACTCTTCCGGTTTTTCCTTAAACATATATAGAATGGCAAGAGGTTCAAAGACACCAATCATATTAGTTCTTCTTCTACTAATTGTTATGGGATATGTTGCTTATACTTACTATATGAGCAGTGAGAGTTTTAGAAATATAGATTGTGCTGGTGTGAACTGTAAAGAAGGCGAATTCTGTGAAGATAACACTTGTAAAGCACTCTATCCCCCAATTACTAATAATTATATGTAACATCATATATATTGTAATTTAATAAATTACTTACATAGGATTTAACTTACGATCAAGTGCTAGATCACCGGTTTGATTAAACATTACATCATTTGAAACTGTTTCATTTGTTGTAGCGTTCTCATTTGTAACAGAAAACTTTATCTTCTCTGGTCTTTTAAGATTCTTATCTTTAAAAAACGTTTCCTTCTGCTCTTCATTCTCGCGCTTCTTCTTCATTAGCGTATTCAACTGTTCATCTGCGTATTCTTGATCTTTCACTTCGGTTGCCTGAGGATCCCATGGGAGCCATTTTCCGACTTCGGCAACATATATATTATGAACAGGGTCTTCTTTCTGTAGTTTGCGCGCATATACTTCTGCTTCTTCATGATAACCGAACGTGCCCCGAATCTTTAGACCACGGGTAGATGTTTGAAACTTGTTTTCAACATAGAAATCCGATTCAAGTTTCTGTTTATTCAGAGCAACATAATCGTCATACTTATCTTTTAGATTAGATTCGTGTAACTCAGAACTATTCTTTTTTATAAATTCTTGTAGATCTGAGAATACACTATCAATGCGGATTTTAGAGTTACGGCATACATCCGCAGAACCACTTAAATCTAACTTCTCAAATTCAACGGCTTTAGTCTCAAGATTACTATTAATACCAATTACGGTCTTTGCTAAAAACTCTTCAATACTTTTTGTCTTGAACTCAAATTCGTAAGATTTTAGAAACTGATTAAAATAGTATACATCTTTATTCTTCAAAACCGTTTCAGGGCTTACAAAACTAAGTAGTGTATACTTCTGCCCTGGTATCTCCTTATCAGATGTCAAAAGCGTTACCTCCGGTTCCATTCTAACTTTAACAATAAAATAAAACCTTTAAGCAATATAGAAATGAACGTTGCGACTGAAGTTGTAAATCGTGTTGTTAAATATTTAGTTGAAGGTTTAGTTATTGCGGCAATTGCTCTATTTATCCCTAAACACTCATTACGTGTAAATGAAGTTGTAATGTTAGCGGTAACTGCGTCAGTTGTGTTTGCTCTACTTGATTTAGTCTCACCTTCTATTGCGTTTACTGCTCGTCAAGGTGCTGGATTTGGTATTGGCGCAAACTTAGTTGGCTTCCCTGGTGCTAAGTTTTAAAATAAATATAAGAACTACTTAGATGAAAATTAATATATATGTAGCATTTATCATAACAATCGTATTTATTATGGTAAGTTTACAAATTGTAGAATCTTTTGGTTCTACATCACCAGGAACTTTAGTTCAATTAAACTCTACCCGTGCTCCAAGATTTAGATTGAACGAATAAACTCCCAACGCAGCTCTTCACAAATCTTCTGCCATATCTTATCTTGAACATACAACTTATCTCTATTTTTCAGTAAAGGAAAACACGGTAAGTATTCATCTAATTCTAAAAGTTCACAAAACTTGTAGAGAACATACGAATATGATAAGAAGTTATTACGACCTTCTGGACAGTGTTTCTGAAAACTTGGTTGAATCTCTTTAAACATATATCGTAACTTCTCTTCAATCTCACGACTCATTACTGGAGCATTCTGTCCGTTCAAACGATTAATAATATGAGGAACGTGTTCATAATACTTATTTAACTTTAACTTTTTAAGAATCTCACGAATTTTTGTCTGTTTTAAACTACGTGTATCTAAAATTCTCTCTTTTTTTAGTTCTACTAGAATTTGATCAAAAACTTCTTGAGGGATATCAGTTGATTCTTTTGCTTGAAATTGTGCCAACCACTCGTTAAAATGATTAATGCGTTTATAAGCGTAGTAAGAAACTTCACGAGGAGGATCTTTATAACTTGGTTTATCTGAATCAATTAGAACAAATTCTTGATAACCACAAGTCATACATGTAAATACCGCTTCAGTTAAAGAAAAAACCATCTCTTCTTCACAATGATCACACTCACCATACGTATCATCTAAAATATTTCCTGAAGAACGAACATTTTCAGGATGAACCTTTTTTAGATACTGTTCTAAGAGTTTATCACGACTTAGATGATTTGTTGGTTTAACATCATTTGTTCTAGCAATATCAACTTCTATAGTATCTGAAGCTTTGTCTAAAACATCTAAAATACTTCCAGGTTTTCTCCTACCATTCTGTTTTATAGGTAAATCACCATTCTGTATTTTTTCTTGCATATCATAATACTTATAGAGAATATCTCCTGTCTCTAAAAAATAGTCTAAGAACTCATTCTTATTTTTTCTCTGATTAATTTCAGTATTAAGATTTTTATACTTTGTTTCGAGTTGATCTAATAATGCAGGATTGTCGATTGATGTTTCTTCAAGTTGAGAAGAAATGTTTCTCTTTTCTTCTTCTAAGCACTCTAAACTATTCTCGTTATCATACATTTTTTTTACTTGAATGTTATGGAGCGTATCTAATGTTGTCCGTGCTTCAGGATTACTTCGTTTTGTAGATCTTATATTAAAAAATGGATTGATCAAAGACATTAATAGAGATAATTTTTAAAGGTTTAGACCGATTTATTAATAAACTTATTTTCGTTTATTATAAATATCATTCTCTCCGGCAAAAAGAGTTTTTCCAAAATTTTTTTCTAAATCAAGGGTATAAGAAATGACAGGTGGTGGTTTAATGCAGCTCGTTGCCTATGGCGCGCAAGATGTTTACCTCACTGGTAACCCTCAGATTACTTTCTTCAAGCAGGTTTACCGTCGTCACACCAACTTCGCCATGGAGTCCATTGAAAATCCTTTCAACGGCTCCCCTGGCTTTGGCAAGCGTGTGACCTGCACCATTCAGCGCAATGGTGATTTAATCCACCGTATCTACCTCCAGGCCACCTTACCCAAGGTGACTCTCCTCGCCTCTGACGGCTCTGGTGCGCAGTTCCGCTGGCTCAACTGGGTCGGTCACAACTTAGTCAAGTCCGTTGAGCTCGAAATCGGTGGCCAGCGCATTGACAAGCACTATGGTGTCTGGCTCCACATCTGGAATGAGCTCACCCAGGAGGCCGGCAAACAGGCTGGTTACGCCAAGATGGTTGGTAACGTCCCCGTGTTGACCAACTTACTCGTCCAGGGTGGTGAGCCTTGCGACGATGATTGCGCCGGTGGTGAGCCCAACACCTCTAACGAGGTCGGCAACTGCGCCCCTGACTACACTCTCTACATTCCTCTCCAGTTCTGGTTCTGCCGCAACCCTGGCCTGGCGCTCCCTCTCATTGCGCTCCAATACCACGAGGTGCGCATCAACTTAGAGTTCAACGACATCCGCAACTTGTGCTGGGAAGTGAGCCCCCAGTTAGGCAATCTCCACACCATCCGCGATCGTGTGTCGAACGCCAACTTACAGGCGGCCTCTCTCTATGTTGACTACATCTACCTCGACACTGATGAGCGCCGCAAGTTCGCCCAAGTGTCTCACGAATACCTCATTGAGACTCTCCAGTTCACTGGCGCTGAATCCATCACCAGCTCGAGCAACAAGCTCAAGCTCAACTTTAACCACCCTTGCAAGGAACTCATCTGGGTTGTCCAGCGCGACTCGTATGTGTCTTGCGATGACACTGTTATTAACCCTTGGAAGGGACAGCAGCCTTTCAACTTCTCTGACTGGTGGGACAGATCCGTGTTAGAGTCTGGTTACTCCGTGACTCGCGTTGAGGGCATGGCTGGTCGCAACCCTGTCGTGACTGCGCTCTTACAGCTCAACGGCCACGATCGCTTCCAAGTGCGCGAAGGCCGCTACTTCAACGAGGTGCAGCCTTTCCAGCACCACACCAACATCCCCGCGGTTGGTATCAACGTCTACTCGTTCGCTCTCCAGCCCGAGCAGCACCAGCCCAGTGGCACATGCAACTTATCGCGCATTGATAACACCACCCTCTTACTCACGGTGTCTAACAATGCGGTCGGCGTTGCGACCAGCTCGCAGGTCTATGTGTTCGCGACTAATTACAATGTATTAAGAGTGATGTCAGGAATGGGCGGAATTGCATATTCAAATTAAGGATTTATGATACTAATAGTGTCATAAATGAAAATGCCATGCTGCTAAGAGTGATCCGAAAAAGGGGTCGCTAGTCTAATAACACTTGATATTTGCTGGAAATATCATGAGGCAACACCGTCAAATTGCGGGAAGTACTCGTCAAGTCATAAATACCGCTCTGGGGTCGAAAGATCTGCCCAGTAGCACCAAGGAGAAATTCATGGGTATGGTAAGAACGTTATGAATAGAGTTAATCCGCAGCCAAGTCCTAAGGTTGAAAAACTATGGATGCAGTTCACAGACTAAATGTCGGTGGGGTGGCAAAACCATCCTAAGATATAGTCGGTCCCTACAGAGATGTAGTTTAACAGAGGAATTGTAAGTATATGTTGTTATATTTATAAGGAGAGCTGTTATATTCTTGGAGAACTAAGAATGGAATCAACGTTGGCCTACTCCAATTAAGCATACTACGTGTGTTTGGTTGTTGTATATCCTTAATAAAATTAAAATAAAAATACAAAATAAATAAAAAATTAAAAAATAATTAACCCGGTTGGGCGTAAGTCTAAAGGTTAATTGTGAGGTTCTATTAGAATGTCGCAAGTAATCAAGTGTTCTCATTGTTCAAAAACATATGAACCTTATAAAACAAGTAAAGGAAACGATTCTAAACTTTGTCATAGTTGTAGAGAAACACAACAAAAAGCAGAAGCAAGACGTCCTCCTAGAATAAGAAATTATCAAGCAGAAGCAAAGAGAAATTTAGAAAATAATTGGATTATGTTTCAACGTTCTTCAATTGAAAAAAGAAATAAAGAAGTTTCTTTAACCAAAGAACAATATTTTGAATTAATTCAAAAACATTGTTCTTACTGTAATTACTATAATGAAGAAGAAATTAATGGCATTGATAGAGTTGATAATACTAAAGGATATATTATAGATAATTGTATTCCTTGTTGTAAGCATTGTAATCGTATGAAACATATATTACATCCAATATTCTTTATTAAAAAAGCACTACTTATCACTAAACAACAAATGAATCTTTTAGATGATTATGAAAGAAAAGATTTCTATGATAAATGGAAAATATATGTTCATAAAGTTCCATCACATTATATCTATATAAAAAGAATAAACGAAGAAAAAAGAGGATATGAATTTACTTTAACAAAAGAAGAATATGAAGATTTAATCTATAAACCATGTTACTTGTGCGGATTTAAAAATATTGTAGGAAATGGTTTAGATAGACAAGATACTTCTAAAGGATATAGCATTGATAATGTTCTCCCTTGTTGTTCTACATGTAATATGATGAAAGCATTTTATAATAAAGATGATTTCATAAAACAAATGAAGATAATTAGTGATTATAAAGAATCATATCCAATTGAGTGGGATTCTATTCCTTGTTATGGATTTCATATGGGTGCTGCAAAATCTCAAGAAGTAAAAGAAACTAAGGAGAAACAATGGAGATCAGTAAGTATCTATAAAGCAGTAAAATCAGATTGTTTAGAAGAATTTAAAAATAAAACTCTTGAAACAACAAAATGGAGTGAAGAAGAATATAATAATTCTACTAAAGAATTATTTGAGAAAGTAAAAGTTTCTAAATTAGAAGATATTGAAAATGATTTGAAGAAATTAGTAGCGGAGATTCATTATTTACGGCTAAAGAATAAATAATATGCTATTACAATAGAAATGAAGAATAAAACAAGAAAATCAAAATGCTTAAAAAAGATACCGCGTAAAAATCCTTTAACAAAAGGAAAAATGACACGCAGAAATATTAAATACTTTATGAAGGGGTGTATGGGTATATAAAAGATTTAAAATACTCATAAAGTAGAGATGAATCTACTAAAGCTTTTTACTTGTGGTCTTTTAGCAACGGTATCGTCTTTTACTAATGTTAGTATTACTTCAAGCTCATCTATAACTGGATCCCCAAGTGTATCACAAACCGGATCCCCGAGTCCATCTTCGACAAGAAGTTATTTAGTAACATCTACACGTTTAGGCACATTTCCATCATTTCCTTATACAAGATCTACTTCTTCTACATCTTCAAAATCACGTAGTCGGTCACCAAGTCGCACACCAATTTGGACACCAAGTCGCACTAAAAGTCGGTCACCAAGTCGAACAAAATCGCGCAGTAACATACGTGGTAAATCATTAACTCCTTCACCAACTAAATCAAAATCAAAATCAAAATCAAAAGCTAAATATCGTAAACTATACTCTTTTTTTAGATAAACAGCATTTGTTCATTCATAAAAGATACTTTCATATAGATATCACTATATGAAAGCACCTTCGGTGGGGCTCGAACCCACGACCACCCGATTAGAAGTCGGGTATTCTATCCAACTGAACTACGAAGGCCTTTGAGGAGTTATTATCCTACTAAGTATACTCTATACGTATTTAAGTGTTCTTCATCGCTTTTAAAGTAGTTTTTTTATGGTGATTAATACGATTAATCTTATTTTTCAATACGCTATGATTTGTTATAAAAGTAGGAAGTTCATTTCTATTTCTCTTATTTACTTGAAGCGGCTTTCTATATTCTCGCGCATTTTCTTCAATATTAAGATTTTTTACATTTACACTATTTTTAAAAGTGACACGCCTACCATTTTTTTTTGAACGTTTAGAAGGTGATACGTTATTATTCGACTTTCTCTTATGAGATTTTTTATTATTATTATTATTCATAAGGATTTCTTATTATATAATGATATTATAAGGAGGTAACGCTCTAACCATTTCATTATAAGCAAATTTAAATAAGTAACATTATTTAAACCCACCCGCACAACACACCACCAGAGGGGCTCGAACCCTCGACTTTCGGCTTAAAAGGCCGACACTCTAACCAACTGAGTTATGGCGGTAAATGATAGTTTTTTAAAGAAAACTATCAAAAAACTTTATTCCGATACCGGGAGTCGAACCCGGGTCAAAGCCTTGAAAGGGCTCTATGCTAAACCGCTACACCATATCGGATTATGCAAGGAGTGGGACTCGAACCCACGAACATCGCTGTAGCAGATCTTAAGCCTGCCGCCTTAACCATCTCGGCCATCCTTGCTGAGGCTCTCGCCTATATTAAAGTAGTAAACGCACTTTAAGCTCAACTTGTTTAAATAGTTTAGTGAAGTAGGGATGCAATCTAGTCAATTAACTGCTCTAGAAAATGCTAAAAGATTATTAAATGAGTGTGGATGCTTCAGAGGGCCAACGGGAAATCAAGGCACACAAGGAGCTCAAGGAGATGTTGGAAGATCACTCTTATACTATTCAGATACTATAAACTCTGATCCTAACTTAGCAAGTATTGATGCTTCTATATATGGACTCTTTATTGGAGCAGATGGTTCAATATGGACTTCAGAACCATCAACGCAGATTTATACTTCTTTTACAACAAGTCAACTAAACGGAGCAGTAAGAACTATTACAAAACAGTTTGATGGGAAGATTCTTGTTGGAGGAGATTTTACTCTATATGGAGCTACATCTTGTAATAGAATTATTCGTTTGAACACAGATGGTTCATATGATAGCACATTTTCAATAGGCACAGGATTTAATGGAACGGTAAGAAGTATCGCAGTTCAAAATGATGGGAAGATTCTTGTTGGAGGAGATTTTACTCAGTATCAAGGAGTAGCATATAACTATCTTGTTAGATTAAGTGACTCTGGTTCAGTTGACGCTTCTTTTATATTAGGCACGGGTCCTGATGGTAGTATACATACTATTATCTTACAAACAGATCAGAAGATTCTTATTGGTGGTGAATTTAACTACTATGATTCTAACTTTTCAAGAAAAATCGCAAGGCTAACTACAGCAGGATTTTTTGATACAAACTTTGATACAGGATTTCTTGGATTTAATAATACCGTCTATACAATTGCTCTACTTACTGACGGTTCGATGTATGTAGGAGGTGATTTTACAGAGTATGACGGCTATAGTTCATCTAAGTTAATAAAACTTGACACGAATGGTTTAATTGACGCATCTTTTAGTGTAGGATCTGGATTTAATAGTTCAGTCTACTACATTCAGATTCTTAATAGTTTAAATATTCTTGTAACAGGAAATTTTACTTCTTATAATAGTTTGCCTAATAGTAGAATAGTTGAATTAACATATACTGGTTCTGTATCACTTATCTCATACGGTTCAGGATTTAATAGTGTGGTAAGAAAAGTTGCTTTAAAAACAGATTATCTACTTGGAGGAGATTTTACAACTTATCAATCGTCAAATGTTTCATATATAACAAAACTTTCATCTAATGGTTCTATCTCAACTAACTACCCATTCCCTCCAGTAAGATTTAATTCTAGTGTATTTGATATTTACGTAGAAAATTCTAGTAACTACTTAGTTGGAGGAAACTTTACTACTTATAATAGTTGTAATGTAAACTACTTAACAAGACTTGTAGAAAACCCTTATGTATGGATTAATACTGGTAATAACTTATTTGTAAATCCGTCTATAACCCCATTCTTTACATCTACTGTTACTGGATTAGCAACTATTGGCTACATCTCTACAAGTCAACTAACATCAACTGTAATTGGAATTGGTTCTATAGGTGGAGGAGTATCCCAGAATGCTCTTAATTCTACGATAGAAGGATTAGGATCTATAGGCTACATTTCTACAACACAGTTAACCTCAAGTATTGAAGGGATTATTAATGGTCCACAAAAGTATATAATCCAATCATTTAGTTTTTAAGATATCTATTAGTATTTACATAATTCTGACCTGTCCTATTATTTTTTTTAATGGCATTATTTCTACTATAATTTGTTACACTAACACTTTTACCTCTATTCATATACTGTATCATAATATAGATAAGGATTGATATAATACCTAATGCTAGGACACTCCATGAAAGAAAGAGTGAATATCCGTATAATAAGTCTGAATCAATTCCATCTTTAACATTACTTATTTCTTTATTTACAGAAAATACATAATAAGCACCTAAAACTAATGAAAGTATACCATTAATTACAAAAAATATATTAAATATAAGTGATAATATAAATAATCCTATACTTGTAACAATTATCCATGTGAGTTCATTATCGAAATTATTCATTCTAATTAATTAAAATATAACTAATCACTTTTCGTAAACATCTTAAATAAACCAAAAAGAACCAACAAAGAACCTGCAATAATAAAAACCGATGCCAATATAACATTAAAGTCAGAAGCTTCGTTTTCATTTATAGTTGTTTTTATCTTATCATTCTGTTGAAGAATTACTATACCACCACCAATTAATCCAGCCGCAGTTAATAGACCAATAATTCCTGCTAAAACCTGACCGCCTGAATAAGATCTTTCACCGAGAGATCTATAGTTCATTCTAGGCATATACTGTGAAAAACGTGAAGCCATTCTACAAAAGAAAAATATTTAATACTAGATGGATATAGAGTTACCAAATATATCAAACTATACGGCTGAATCAGATCTCTTCTATATTTTTTTCGCAATCCTTACTGTTGATGTTGTAGTTCTGTTTTTAGCAAGATACTTCAAAATTGGAGGAAAATACTTAAATGAATGGTATGATAAATACCATATTCTTGCCGTAATCTCAGATGTAATGATTATTTTTATAGGATTTATTATCGCAAGATATTTATACACAATATTCTTCTTTGATAAGTTCGGATGGAATGTAGTATACTTTTTAATACTACTGGTTATAATACAAGTTCTTCATGATATACTATTTTATGTTGGTGTAATTCAAAATATGCCAAAAGGAGAAAATGATATGATTGATACGTTCAAACTATACGCCGAAGACCTTGGTGCGCAAATTATTGGCGGTGATGCTTTACTAATGTTAATGTCTGGTTTAGTCGCTATGCTTTATAAGTATGCTCCATTTCATATAACATCATCTATTATTGCTTTAATTGCATATATGTTACCGTATGCTATCTATACACGAAACCCATATAATATTGTTGAGGTTAAGAAAGAAACAGTTAAAAAAGATGATGTTTCAAAAGAAGGTTTTGCGGATCCTAAGTTAGACGCGTATAAGAGAATGGTTGGCATACAATAAAATTGATATAAAAAACTACTTATACTATTTATAAGAAGATGCTTTCACCATATTTAAAAATAGTTGATCCAAGTAAAGATATTACATTGGATGAACTAGAACTTGCTTATAATTATAAGTTTAAATTAGACCCTTTTCAGAAACATGCAATTAAAGCAATTCATCAAAATGAGAATATTTTAGTAACTTGTCGGACAGGTTCCGGCAAAACCGTTTGCGCAGAGTATCAGATTCATCACTCTTTAAAAAAAGGTAAAAAAGTATTTTATACAACTCCTATTAAGAGTTTATCAAATCAGAAGTTTCATGATTTGAAACATATGTTTAAAGATAATAGTGTTGGTATTTTAACAGGAGATATTAAGTTCTCGCCAAATGCTGATATAGTTGTAATGACAACTGAAATTTTACGAAATCTTTTATATAAAAAAGGTTCTCAAACAGAGAATCTTGGGTTAACTGCAAACCTCTCTTTAGAGAATCTTGACGCAGTAATCTTTGATGAGTGTCACTATATTAATAATAAAGAACGTGGTTCTATATGGGAAGAAACAATGATTCTGCTCCCTAAAGAAGTAAATCTTGTTCTTCTGTCTGCGACAATAGATTCTGCGGATCTCTTTGCTTCATGGTTAGGAGAGTTAAAACAGAAACCAATTCATTTAATTTCAACAACATATCGTATTGTTCCTCTTGAACACTATCTGATTAAAAAAGATATGTTTGAAACTATTATGAGTGAAAAAGAGGTATTCTATCCTGATGCGTATCGTCGATGGATTATGTGGAAGAACGATCAAGAGAAAAATCAGAAGTTTCAAAAAACTTTGGTAACAAATCGTCGTTTAGGAGGATACGAAGATCCAGCTGTAGAAAAATCAGATACTGGTTCTTCATACATTCATCAACTAAATTCAACTATTCAGATGTTCTACGCTAAAGATATGTTACCAGCACTCTTCTTCGTAATGTCTCGTAAGAACTGTGAATCATACGCTCTAAAATTATCTGGTTCACTAATTGATCCAAGTGATTCTGCTAAAGTAAAGAATATTATTGATTTTCACTTACATCGTTATAAAGAATCTCTTCAAGTATCTGACCAGTATTTTACTTTGACAAAACTCTTAGAAAAAGGGATCGCATTCCATCATTCTGGGCTTCTTCCAATGTTAAAAGAGATTGTAGAAATTCTCTTTTCAAAAGGTTTAATAAAAGTTCTTTTCGCAACAGAAACATTCGCAGTTGGCCTAAATATGCCAACCAAAACGGTGGTATTTACTTCATATAGAAAGTTTGATGATGAATCAGAAAAGATGAGAATGTTTTCAACTGATGAGTATATTCAGATGGCGGGTCGTGCTGGAAGAAGAGGAAAAGATACAAAAGGTTACGTCTTTTATCTCCCTGACAGACATCCAGAAGATATTGATGATGTTAAAAAGATGATGTGTGGTAGTAAAACAAAGTTACAATCGCGAATGAAGTTTGATTACGATTTTATTCTTAAAACGATCCAAAGCAACAATTTAGATTGGATTAAACTTATTCAACAATCTTACTACTATGAACAGATTAATAAAATTATGATTGAAATTAAGAAAGATATTAAAAAGATAGAAGATGAACTATCTCTTTTAACAATTAGTAATGAAGAAATTAAAGAGATTATGTATGAAGAAGGTCTTAAAAATAATCTTAAAAACTCTACTAATGCGATCAGAAGAAAACTTCAATCAGAGTATGAATCATGGAAGAATAAACATCAAGATAGAATATGGAATCCAATCAAAGAACAGTATAAGAAGTTTATTACACTGAACTATGAAATGAAATCAGCAAACGAAGATTTAAAATACTATAGCAATTTTGAAGAGAGTCTTGAACCTTACTTTGAAATTCTTAAAGAACTAAACTATATGAATGAAGATAAAAGTTTAACAAAGAAAGGAGTTAATGCGACAGAAGTTAATGAAGCAAATTGTTTAATTCTTTCATATGCTTATGAAGAGAAGATGTTTGATTCACTGGAACAAAAAGAGATTTTGATGGTCTTATGCTGTTTCTTACAAAGTGATTCAAAAGAGAATATTACACTTAAAACAGTTAATATTAAAGAAAATATCTACTCTATTTTATATAGTTGTGAAAAATACTGTAAGTTAATTGAAGGCCAAGAAAATAAGTATAAGATCTCTTTTCATCCATGGACACTTAACTATGAGTATGTTGAAATGCTAGGAGACTTGTTTAAAGGATTAACAGTTAGAGAAGTATGTTTTAACTATAGTGTAATGGAAGGGAATTTAACACGATTTCTTCTCAAACTACTAAATGTAGTAGATGAACTAAAAAATATTGCTACGTTGAATAGAGATGTTTCATTGCTTGAAAAATTAGAAAATGTTCAAGCATATGATTTCTATAAGATTGCTATTCCTGAAAGTTTGTATTTACATATTTAACTATTACATTTTTAAACCTCTACTTTTTTTTAGCAGCTGCTGGTCTAGGTGCTGGTCTAGGTGCTGGTCTAGGTGCTGGTCTAGGTGCTGGTCTAGGTGCTAGTGCTAGAGAGTTAAGGTCATAAGCAGTTCTTCCTGTAACTTGAGAATATTGCGTAGTAGATCCTCTAGAAGATGTATCAATAGTATTTAAAACAAGATAGTTTGAACCAGTTTTAGATAAATTACCAATAGAAAAACGTAATGGTGTTGTTGTATAAGGAATAATTCTATTATTTACTGTATTATTTACTTTCATAGATGAACTTATATCTTGACCAGCAGCATTGAATAGTCCTAGTTGTAAGAAGTTATAATCTGTATCTTTTCTAGACATTTCTAAGCCGACATTATATCTACCTGCTGGTTCATCTGTTATACTTAGAACTCTTGGTAAGTCAGGAGTAGCTCTTAAAGTTGTTGGTGATTGAGCGGGTCTTGGTGCTGGTATTGGTGCTGGTCTTGGTGCTGGTCTTGGCGGTAGAGCAGGGCTAAAAAATGGACCGTTGATTTTACGTATCATATTATTATTAGTCGTTACAAGCAAATTACCCATACGATCTATTGTTACATCTTTTGGAAAAGATATATGTGCACTCAAAGCTGAGGTGCCATCAGGACTGGAGCCTTCTTGTCCAGTTCCTGCAACTGTTGCTATAATACCAGTAATAGCATCTACTCGCCTGATACGGTGATTAGATTTATCTGCTATAAATAAATTACCACTCTGATCAAGAGCTATTCCTGTTGGTTGATTAAGATATGCAGAAATAGCGGGCCCTCCATCACCACCAAAGCTTCCCTGAAGACCAAAGCTTCCCTGAGGACTAAAGCCTTGGTATATTCCCGCAATTCTTGTCAATCTGCGTGTAATAGCGTCTATTTTAACAATAGTTCCCATTTGAGTATCTGCAATAAATAAGTTTCCACTGTTATCTATAGCTAATCCGCTAGGATAACTAATAACAGCTCTGGAAGCAGGGCCTTCATAACGAGGATTTTGCCAAAAAGGTCCCCGAGGTCTACCGATATATATTAGATTTACAGCAATTCCTCCAGCAATAGTGGTTATTATGCCAGTTTCCGCATCCATCCGCCTAATACCATTATTAGGACTTGATTCTCCAAAAAACAGATTTCCACTATTATCAATTGTCAGTCCACGTGGATAGCCTATATTAGTTTGTAATCTGTCATTTCCCTCACCATTATAATTAGGATCTCCAGTTCCAATTATATTTGTAATATTACCTTCTCGATCTATACGACGAATACGATGGTTTAGACAGTCTGAAAAAAAAACATTGCCGTTATTATCTACAACTATTCTGTCTGGTCGATCTAGGTTCGCGGGAAAGTTTTCTGGAGTAAATCCTTCTACTCCATTTCCAGCCACAGTGCTTATAAAACCTGTAGTTGAATCCACTTTACGAATGCGATTATTCCCTCTATCACATATAAATATATTGTTGCTCGCATCAACCGCTATTCCTTCTGGTCCCCATAAATTAGCAAGCGTAGCAGGACCATTGTCACCATCAGAGCCACGAACACCATTGCCTGCTACCGTAGTTATTGTGCCCGTATTTAATTGACCACCTTTTTTTAGTTTATGAGTATATCTACGTATTTTTTTATATTTACGTGACCTTCTTTTTCCACCACTCCTTGCAACTTTACTAGTTGAGTTCATATCTATACTTTACTTAGATAATCTCATATACAATTCTATCTTTCCATCTTATACCTTGTGGATTCATATAGTATTGTAACTGAACCTTCTTACCAACTTCTAAGAGATTATTATACTTGATAATCTTTTTTAAGTAAGGGATAAATATCTTTTCTCCATCTAAAATGATACCATCTAAAAGTTTCTTATTTTCATAAAGATCTATGTAAATAAGTTCTCGCTCAAACTCTTTCGCTTTCTTCTGTTGGATATTAAATCTTTCTATATTGCCGTATGAAAACTCTTCAGACTTTAGAGCGAACTGATTAATAATATCTACATAACGACGAATCGGGGATGAAGCGTGCGCATAGGCGCTTATATTTAACATAGAATGATTTGTATCATCAGATGGTAAACAGTATTTAGCAGATTCATAACAGAGATACATATAGTCTGAACCAAACTTATCAAATAGTTTAGATCTTTCTAAACTTAATCCTTTTTGCGCACGTAGAATACCTCTATTCTTCTCTTTTAAAACTTCTCCAGCTCTACTATTATAAGTAAGCATTAGAACTTCAATCCACTTATGACTATCATTTGTTATAATTCCTGATAAACGATAGATATACTCTTTTAAAATATACGTATTAAATTCAGAATCTTTATGGACCGAATCATACGTATACGATTTATCAACTTTTACAATAGTTTCTTGAAACTTATAAGATATATTTTGACCAAAGATGATAATTAAACTGTAAGCAAGACGTTCTTTACCTTCTATTAAACTCATATAATCTTCAGATAAGATGAGAGGAAACATCGGTTTTATACAAGCACCATTCTCATAGAGTGAAGTGCCTATCTTCTCTGCGAACTGTAACCAAGGATTAACTCTTACCCACGCAGAAACATCTGCGATAGAAATAGCAATAGCATTATCCCAAATAGTAATACAATCATCTACGTCTTTACAACCTTCTGGATCAATATTGAATGTAAAGCCAGAAAGTTTCATCCGATTTTCAAAAGAAGGTTTAATGATTTCAGGAATTTTCTTAGGCCACGAGTAAGGGCTCGCATTATCTAAAACAGAGTTCTTTTCTGCTTCTACATCACCGCAATCTCCGTGAAAATCAATAAATCGCCCTTTTGGAAATTCAGAGTTTTCTGGCCACGAATCAAATTGAAATATAATAAGTTTATTTCTTAAATTATCAACAATCTTTGAACCAACATAAAAGGGAGGATACATTGGATCAAGTGGTTTGCATAGATAGATAGGATGTTGTCTACTTGTGTATCCATATTTTGGACCGGTTGTATAAAGAATTCCTATAAGGTTAGGATGTTCTGCTCTTTCAACAAGAGAACAACCATTATTAGTTATAATAACCTTGTCAAAGAGAAGACACTTATTTGCTAACTTAGCACCTTCAATCAATTCAAATGAGCCATATTTTTTTTTAACAATAAGAACTTGTTCCATTTATCTACTATTAAAAATGTATTTTATATTCAATTTTTTAATTATAAGCAATAAAGTGTTTTCTACATAGTGCTTGATACTTATCGGAGCCACCAATATCTACTGTAGCATTATCTTGAACTTTCTTACAGGTAAAGAGTGCTTCAGTTCCATCACCGCACTTCTTACAAAGTGCTTTTAACTTAATAATAGTATCTGCGTAAGGGATAAGATCTAACAGTTTACCAAACGGTTTTCTTGAAGCATCTCCGTCAAGTCCCGCGACAATAACGTGTTTATTATAAACCTCTACTGTTTTAAGAACAAACTCTACTAAATCTGGATAGAACTGTGCTTCTTCAATAATAACTACTTTGGCATCTAAATACTCTTTAAAACTACTAACTTCATTAAGATATTTTACTGACGCATCTGCTGCTGCGTAATCTTGATTATGATTTATAATCTTATTATCGTTCGTATAGCGTTTATCAAGATTTGATGTAATAACATAAGTAGGCCATTCAAGTTCTTTGTATTTGCGGATAGAAGTTAAAAGATAAGAAGACTTACCGCTGAACATACATCCGGTAACTAAAGATAAACTCATTATACTAATAATAATTAATTATAATTATCAATTTTATAAATTTATAGTTTTATAATTTAATAATTTGTTTTTCTTTTTTATAATTATATATCCAAAATTCAAAATTATATCCTTTTTCTTTACATGCTTTACCTTTATCCATTATAATATTAGGTCTTAAATTATACGTCCATTTTGATTTTATTTCAATAATTCTATTTTCATGAGGAATATAAATATCAGGATGATAATACTTATTTTTATTATCAAATATATATTTTATTTCTGGAAAATCAATCCTATTTGTTTTTATTTCTTCTTCTTTATATAATTTAATTAATTCATCTAAAGCAAATGGTTCATAACCTTGAACTAATCTAATTTCACCACTAGGCATTTTATATTTCTTAAATTTTGTTGAATTTTTTTGAATTTTTTCTTGAATATTTTTTGATTGTATTGGATAATCTGTACCATATTTTAAATTAGAAGTTATCTTTTTTTTATTATTAATTAATTCAGAGTTACTTAATACTTCTTTAATTTTTTTAGATTTATTTTCTCTTGAACATTCTTTACAAAAAGCACCACCTTTTGAAAGTATTACTCTTAATACCTTACTATATTCTTCATTACAATTACACATATATGTAATTCTACTATATGGATGTATTTTATTATAATCACCTATTAATTTAGCATTATCTCTTTTTAATGCTAAATTAAGTTTTTCTTTATAATTATCAGATTTATTTATTTTGTTAACAATTTTTTTAATTCCATTTTGTTTTGAACATTCTTTACAAGTAGCAAACATTTTCTTTTTAAGAAATCTAAAGCATTTATTATATTCTTTACCACATTGACATTTAAAATATATAATAGTATTTCCTATTATTCTATCATAATCATATAATAAAATTGCATTATCTCTTTTTATTATTGAATTTAATATATTTTTATTAATAGAATTATCCATTCTTATTATTACTACTATAATTACTTATAAGTAATATTTTAATTTTTTATATAAATACCGGATATATAAAAATTGAAAACTATAACTTTTTATAGTTATAGTTAGAAATAAAATATAACATAGATAAATGTTGTTGTATATAATTTTTTATATTTTATAATTAGATGGCACAGTGGGATCGTAAACAATTAAATTATGATAAAGCAGATAAAGAAATTAAAGAATGGATTGCTAAAGGGGATACTTCTAAAACATTAAATTTATCTAAGTTAGACTTAATATCAGGATACAATGAGTATCCTAAGGTTGTTATTGAACTACCTAAAAATTTAAAATATCTAATTTGTAATGGTAATCCACGACTAAAAAGATTTCCAAAACTTCCTAAAGGATTAGTGGGATTAGAAGCAAGTAATAATAATTTAATAACAATTCCTGAACTTCCGGATAGCTTAGAAACATTAACTATCAATAATAATAATATAAAATCTCTTCCAAAACTTCCTAGTAAGTTAGAAGAGTTAGACTGTGATAATAATAAATTAGTGCGTCTTCCTGAACTACCAAATAGTTTGGTTTATTTAAGTTGTATGAATAATGTTTTATCTGAACTTCCAGAATTACCTTCCAAATTAGAACAACTACTATGTGATGAAAATATGTTAAAGACTCTTCCAACACTTTCTAAAGTAAATTTAATTGCGATTTCTTGTAGCAAAAATGAGATAACAAGTCTTCCTGAACTACCTAATACTTTACAAGAATTAAACTGTGAATTTAATAAGTTAAAAACTCTTCCAAAACTTCCTAAAAGTTTAGTAGATTTAGGGTGCACTTATAATAATTTAACATCTGTATATCAAGAAATATGTGAAAATATAAGTGATGATCTCTCTAATGGTGATGAAGATAATAGAGAACTTGTTATAAATCGTATAAATAAGTTAATGAGTAATCATCCAAAGCATCAGAGTGAATTAAAAAAATATATAAATAGCGGTAAGATTTCAAAGTTTATTAAAGATGAGAGAGGCACTAATACCGAAAGAGGTATTCTTGAGTATTTAAATAGTAGTAATCTTAAAAATTTTAATATAAATAGTTTAAAACCTTCAAACGTCCAGAGAAAAGTTCTTAAGAATAGAGGATATACAAGAAAAAATAATCCTTTAAAACCAGGGAAATATACACTACAGAAAAGAAGATTTTAGTTTGTGCCAGTGCTACCAAATCCACCAGAACCACGAGAAGTCTCTGGAAGAGAAGAAACAATCTTAATTTCACGAATATGGCCCATACCTGGAGCGACAATCTGAGTAACACGAGTTCCAGCCACAACGTTTGGATAAGTGTGTTCATTTAGATTAGTAACAACTGCTTTGATAACACCTCTGTAGGAAGCATCAATGATTCCTACAGAGTTCGCCAGCATAATACCAGACTTATACATTGAAGAACGAGGATACATATAGTAGTGAACTTCTTCTACATTTTTATAGTCATCAGTAGAAGTAACTTTAACTAATCGCGCTTTGGTGCCTAAATCCAGAAGATGAACTGCTTTCGGGGGACGATTATGGCGTTCATCAAACTCGGACAAAACTTTGTAATCTTCTACAGAATACAAGTCTACACCCGCATTATCATTGCTACGATTGTCTGTTGCGTATGATTTATAGTATTGTAAACCTTCTTCAGTGGGACATAGTTCGAGACGATAGTAAGATTCACTCATTAAATACTAATTAATTATATAATTTTGTTTAAATCAATTTTCCACACTTTTTACAAATCTTCATACTATTCACAAAAACGAATACGTGCCAACAAGACTTCTGTTTTAATTTTAAAATTCTTTCTTTTTCTTCCTTTTCTTTTTTAATAGTATCAAAGAAGTTCTTTCTAAACTGTTCTAAAGGATCATCCATTTATTCTATAAATATAATAGATGTACGGAGGGGTAAGAGTTACAAAACAAAATAATATTTTTAATTTAATTAAAAATCCTGACGCAACATTGGATGATTTGAAAAAACTTATCGATATAGCACCATCAAAATTAAATGATAAAGGGGATGATAATATTAATCCACTTGAATGGGCTGTTAAATTAAAAAGAGATGATATGGCAGATTTTTTAAAAACAAAAGGGTTAAAAATAAGAGATTTAGATAAAGAAAACTTATATGATCAATTAAAATATAATGTTATGCGGATAAGACCTATAAAAGAATTAATAAAAGATAAAGATATATCTTCATTCACAGGGGAACAACAATATCAAATTTATAAATACTTATATTCATATGGTCCTTTAAATGCTGCTAATCCTTATAAGAATGAAACACTAAATATATTAAATGAGCGAAATTTTTTTAATGATATTAGTGAAAAACATTCTGTAGAAATTTTATTTGATAATACAAATAAGAGTAATATAGAAATATATAAACTTGGTCTAAAAAACGGGGCTGCTTCAACAATTTTAAAAAATGGTGTAACTTTAATAGGATGGGTTATAATTTATTGTGATCAACCAGATGCTTTAGAAAGAATAAAACTATTAATTAATGCTGGTGCGGATCCCAAATATAAAAATGGAGATTATACGTATTTAACTCATCTTTATGAATCACATAAAAATTTAGATAATTATAAAATATTTATAGATGCCGGATTAGATGTAAATACAATATTAAAAGTAAGAGTTGAGAATGGCTTTGTAGAACTTCCTCTGCTTATTTTAGCAATACCAAGAAATGATGAAGAACTTTTTAATTATTTAATTGAAAAAGGAGCAAATGTAAATATAAGAGTGAAAGATAATAATACTCCTTTAATGTTTGCTTCAGGATCTTACGGAAAAATTTATTATGTTAAAAAATTAATTGAACATGGGGCTGAAGTAAATGCTGTTAACGTTAAAAATACCACTGCTTTAATGTATACTGTTAAAGCGGCTAATAGAGATGATGATTTAGAAATTATTAAGTATTTATTAGATCATGGAGCAGATAAAACAATTAAATCTTCCACTATACCACCAGAGTCTGCGACTGATATTGCTCGTGAAAGATATGAAGATAATCGAGGACTCTTTAAAAAAATTCTACTATTATTAGGAGAAGAAGAAGTTAAAGAAGTATTATGGAAAGGTTCTACACGTTCTGATGTTGAAAAATATGATATATTTTTTGAAAGTCCGTATGATTATTCTTGTTGCCCTATATGTCTTGAATATACTGAACGTTCTGAAGCATGTATGTATATGAGTCACGATTGTTCTAAAAGAAAACACTTCTATCATAAAGAATTATATAATACATATGCTTATGGATTGTTTGAAGGAGCTCCAAAGAAAGTAGAATGGTGTACTGTTTGTGGAAGAGTAACAAAGAATCATAAACATTTTATACTATCATCTGCAAAAGCCCCATCCATGACTATAGAAAAATTAAAGCCAGAAATACAAGCACAATTAGACGCTAATCAAAATTTAGTATTTTTTGATAACGCAAATTGTATAGGATTCGGCGGTGGAGGCACCTTAGAAAAAGCAGCAAGATTTAGACGTTTAAGAGAATATAGTTTGGAATTACAAGAAGATGTTGGTAAAAAGACACATAATGAAGCAATGAATGAACTAATTGAAGAAGTATTTAACGCACCTCTTATAAGAAATAGAATAGTAAAAAAAGTTCTTGATGAAAAAATATGGAATATTAGTGCAAATAAGTTTCCTGAAAATGTAAGAAATACAAGAAATAATAATGCTAATAGAAATTATCCGAATATCCCGTTTGAAGGCACCTTACCAACGTTACTACCTTCCAAAGATCATCCTTGTATTATTATGACTGACGATGATGAAGGAGAAGAAGATAATCCTATCGTCCGTTTTCATCACGAAAGAAGAGATGGAATAAATCACGATGGTGTTGATATTTGTAAAAATGATTTAGAGGAAGCAATAAAATTAGCAGTTAAAGAAGCTGGAAATGAACGATTTGGAAAATGTTGGTTCTCTCAATGTCAAGCAATTTTACATCCTGAAGAGCTTAAATCTCATATTTCAGAACTTTTATATTTAGATTATAAGAAGAAGTTTAATAAGCAAATGGCGAGAGAAGGAGGTAATAGATATACAAGAAAAAATAAGAATAGTTCTAAAAATCAATCTGTTTTACATAAATTAGATCTATCTGAGGTAACTTGTGCTTTACCAAACTTCACTAAAGATGGAAAGTTAAGAAGGTCTAAATAGTAAAATTCAAATAAATTGGAAGAAAAAATATTTAAAAGAAGTATAACTAGTATATTAGTATGTCAAATTTAGTATTGCCAATTTCATTAGGTGAAGGTTTAGATAAGTTAAGTATTCTTGATATTAAAATATCAAAAATAAAAGATGAAAGAAAAAATAATTGTTTAAAAGAATATAATGAATTATATGAAATACTTAAACAATATATTAAAGAATTTCCTTATCATTATAAAATTTTAAAAGAAGTTAATTTAACTATCTGGAATTTACAAGATAATATTCATAAAGATACTAATCTAACAAATACATATGGAAAAATTCTAAAAGAAAATGATAGAAGATTTCGTATAAAAAAAAAAATTAATAATATTATGAATTCATCATTAAAAGAAGAAAAAGGATACAATATTAATAAATGTTTCTTTTTTGGACACCAAGGTCTGGGAGATCATTTTTGGATGAATGGTGCGATAAGATATCTTTCTACTTGTTATGATGAAGTAGTAGTAGTATGTAAAAAGAATAATGAATCCGTTGTATCATCTATGTATAGTGATGATTCATCTATAAAGTTATTTATAATTGAAGATGATATACAACTATATCCGTTTGTTCAGAAAAAGTATCTAATTGAAGATGAAGGTTATAAAGTTTTTAGTTGTGGATACCATAAAGAAAATCCTATTATCTATGAATTTCCTAATAGCTTCTATGATGATTTATCACTATCTCGTGAAATAAGAACAGAATATTTTTATGTGTGTAACTTTATAGAATCTATGGATTTGTTAGAAAAAGTTCAGAAGATTTCAAAAGAGTATATTCTTCTACATCAGAACTCATCGCAGAAGTTGGTAGATATCTTTTCTCTGCTATCAACTGATCTACCTATTTTAGATATTAATAAGAATAACTATCATCCAGATAATAAGTTCTATGAAGTTGCTTCTTTAGTAGTAAATCAACCTATGTTGGCGTATAAGAATCTTATTGAATCTGCTACAGAGATTCACTGTTTAGAATCTTCTTTCTACTGTTTTGCTTCTCACTTGGATCTATCAAGAGTTTCTAAGAAAGTCTGTTATCTACCTCATGATGATTCTGCGAATAGAATTGGTATTTTTGAAACAGGCTATTTATGATTTAAACAAAAGTTGATAATTAAAAAAAGATGGAAGTTGCTTTTATAACAGGGATTACAGGTCAAGATGGTTCTTATCTAGCAGAACTTTTACTAGATAAGGGCTATGTAGTTCACGGGTTTTTTCGTCGTGTATCACTAAATAACAGTTTAGAACATATTAAACATCTACTTACGAATGAAAATTTAATACTACATAGTGGTGATATGACAGACTGTTCATCACTGCTTAATACGCTTCGTAAAATAGAGTATACCTTTGATAATAGAGTTGTAAGGTTTGAAATCTATAATTTAGCAGCACAGAGTCATGTGCAACGTTCATTTGAAATGCCAGGATATACTTTAGAATCAGATGGTTTAGGGCCTTTGTATTTGCTAGAAGCGATGCGTCATTCAAAGTATAGGGATATTACGCGCTTTTATCAAGCATCTACCTCAGAACTCTATGGAAAAATTCAAGAGTATCCACAAACAGAGACAACACCTTTTTATCCCAGAAGTCCTTATGGTGTAGCAAAACTTTACGGTTTCTGGATTGTTAAGAACTATCGAGAATCGTATGATTTATTTGCTGTTAATGGTATTCTTTTTAATCACGAATCACCAAGAAGAGGTAAGGATTTTGTAACACGTAAGATTACAAGTCAACTAGGTAAAATTGTTAAAAGAGAACAGAATTTTATTGAGTTAGGTAACTTAGATGCAAAGAGAGATTGGGGACACGCGAAAGATTATGTGGAAGGGATGTGGAGAATCCTACAAGCAGATGAACCAGAAGATTATGTTTTAGCAACAAATGAAGTCCACTCTGTAAGAGAATTTTGTGAAATTGCTTTTGCTCAAAAAGGTTTTATATTAACATGGAAAGGTTCAGAAGATAAAGAAGAAGGATACGATCAGAATGGTATCTTAAGAGTGAAAGTAAATCCAGACTTTTATAGGCCAGCAGAGGTTGATATTTTATGTGGAGATGCTACTAAAGCAGAGACACAGTTAGGATGGACTCGTTCTTATAATTTTAAAAAGTTAGTAAGTGAGATGGTAAATATGGACTGTAACTAAATAATATAAAAAGATTTATTAGATGAAAAATAAAAATTATAAGATAATTTATCTAATAATTTTTATTTTAATATTATGTAGTTTTTTAATTTATAATTCACAAATTGGATTTTCTGTAGTAGCACCTTCAGAATCATATGATATTATCATAATTGCGGGTCAATCTAATTCTATTGGATATGGAACACGTAATCATTCATCACCTAGATTATATGGAGCAAGTATAAATATTCCGGATGATAATCCATCGAATATGATTAAAATGTATTGTAATAACGATAATATAATAAATGCTTCTCATCCATTTGAGCACTTATCTAATTGGGATAGTAAGATATATGTTCCTCCTAAGACAGGACCTACTGTAGGTAATTCTTCTGCAAACTGTAATGCTGTTGGATTTGGTTTAACATTTTCAAAAAAATATCTTATATCTCCTAAAAAGACAAATACTAATAAAGTTCTTATTATTGGTTGTGGTTATGGAGGCACTGGATTTAGTGGATCGGATAGTAATAAACGTTTTTGGTGGAAACCAGAAGATAACCCTAATTATACATATAGTGATGGGAGCATAGGATTGGTCCGCAGTTTATATTTAATCACAAAAGAGAAAATAACTAATATGAGCAGTAGAGTAGGAGCAAATTCCAAAGTCGTTGCTATATTATGGCATCAAGGAGAGTATGATAAAGAATTTTGTATGAGAAATCAAGAAAATAAAAATAGATATATAACTGATATTAATAGATTATTTTCTGATTTGAGAAGTGATATAGTAGAACTATTTCCAAACTCAACAAGTGTTCCAATATTAATTGGTGGATTATCACCAGAACTTGATCGCAAACGTAATAGAGAACATTCTTTTAGAACTGATAATAACTCAAATGCTACAAGTGGTATGACATATTTTATAAAAACTAGTGTAGTTCCTTCTATAACTAACGCACATTTTGTCTCATGCGAACCAATATCTGGTTCACTATATAGAGATTATTTAGAAGGTGATAATGAACTTGATGCAAATGGTGATCCTTATAGAGATAAAAGAGATAATAAGATAATTAGAGTAAACAGAACACATGTTCATTTCAGTGCAACAAGTCTAAGAGAACTAGGTAAACGATATGCGTATATTTTTGATAGAATATAGTATCTAAGGATTCTATAACCACCTAAAGTTTTAACACAAATATTTTATAAAATTGACTTAAACAAGTATAAAATCTACTTATAGAAATATCAATTTATATAAGTAGGGATGTCTAATAAAGCAAGACCAACATCTGATATTGAACCAATTGTAGGTATTCAATTTGGTATTTTCAGCCCTGAAGAAATTGAAAGACGTTCAGTCGTAGAGATTACAAATGCGGGCACATTTGATGGGAATGAACCACGTATTAGTGGACTCTTTGATCCGCGTATGGGCACTTTAGAGAACGGTAAAACGTGTCGTTCATGTGGTCAAACAAATCATAATTGTCCGGGCCACTTCGGTCACTATAAGTTAGCAAGACCGGTCTACTATATTCAGTTCTTCCCAATGGTTTTAAATATCTTAGAGTGTATTTGTATTCGTTGTTCAAAACTCTTAATTGATAAGAGCAGGGGTAAACTTTACAGCAAAAAGAAGGGTGAAGTAAGATGGAAGTTAGTATTAGCAAATTGTAAAAATATTGTCCGTTGTGGTCAAGATACTGAAGATGGGTGTGGAGCACGTCAGCCAGATCGTTATAATCGTGAATCTATTGCTAGAATTGTAGCAGAGTGGAATATTATTGATTCAAATGCAGAACAGAAAGAAAAAGAAAAAGAAAAAGTAAAAGAGCGTCAGGTGCTAGAATGTGAGTATGTGCTTCGTCTTTTCCGTCGTATTACTGATGAAGATGTTGATTTTATGGGTTTGAATCGTTACTGGTGCAGACCAGATTGGATGATCTGTTCTGTTCTAGCAATCCCTCCTCCTCAAGTAAGACCGTCAGTAATTCAAGATAATAATCAGCGTTCTGAAGATGATTTAACTCACAAACTCTTTGAGATTATTAACACCAATAACACTTTACAAGATAAGATTAATAATAATGCTGCGAAAAATATTATTGACGACCAGTATACTGTTTTACAGTATCACGTAGCAACTCTGGTAGATAATCAGATTCCTGGTGTGGCGCCATCTGCGCAGCGTTCTGGTCGTCCTTTAAAATCTATTCAGCAACGTTTGGGTTCAAAAGAAGGTCGTATTCGTTATAATATTCAAGGAAAGCGTGTAGAGTTTTCGGGTCGTTCAGTGATTACACCAGACCCAAATATTAGTATTGAAGAACTTGGTATGCCGATTAAGATTGCGATGAACTTAACGATGCCTGAACGTGTTACACAATTTAATCGTAATAAGATGTATAAGTTGATTCAGAATGGCGCAGATAACTATCCTGGTGCGAAGACAGTAGTGAGAAAAGATGGTCGTATTATCTCTTTAAAGCATGTTAACACCAAAGAGATTGTTTTACACTATGGAGATGTTGTAAATCGTCATTTAATGGATGGTGATACTGTTCTTTTCAATCGTCAGCCAACCCTTCACAGAATGTCAATGATGGGCCACAAAGTAAAGGTGCTACCTTACAATACCTTTCGTCTAAACGTATCAGTTACAAGCCCTTATAACGCAGATTTTGATGGTGATGAGATGAACTGTCACGTTCCTCAGAGTTATGAAGCGAGTATTGAACTTGCTGAGATTGCGGCGGTGCCGATGCAAATCATTACTCCTCGTTTTGCTAAACCAGTAATTGGTATTGTTCAAGATACTCTTATTGGTTCATACCGTTTAACACAACCAAACGTGAATTTTAATCGTCGTGAGTTTATGAATATGATGATGTGGAACAGACATTTTGACGGTCGTATGCCAGAACCGATTAAGGGTCGTTACACCGGTCACCAAATTCTTTCTAAGATTCTTCCATCGGTTAACATGGCGATGGGTAATAAACGTTATAATGAAGATAAGGAAAATCCTAATAATTTTGTAAAGATTGTAGAAGGTTTGGTGTCACAAGGCATCTTTGATAAAGATATCTTTAGTAAAGAAGGAAAAGGTATTATTCACACGATATTTAAAGATTATGGGCCAAAAGAGACGGTTCACTTCTTAGATTGTATGCAAAGCACTATTGAGCAGTTTCTAGTATATAATGGATTTAGTGTAGGTATTAGTGATTTAATTGCTGATGTTGATACTAAAAATAAGATGGATGAGAAGATTCGTGCTCGTAAAGCAGAAGTAGAAAATATTATGATGCAAATCCACTTGGATCTATTTACAAATAATACAGGTAAATCAAATAAAGATGAGTTTGAGAATCGTGTATTTAGTGCTCTTAATAAGGCAACAGAAGAGTCAGGTAATGATGGTTTGGCATCGCTCGCTTCGGAAAATCGTTTAGTATCTATGGTTCGTGCTGGTTCAAAGGGTTCTAACTTGAATATTGCGCAGATGTTAGCGTGTGTGGGTCAGCAGGCACCTGAAGGTCGTCGTATCCCTTTAGGATTTACTGATCGCACACTTCCTCACTTTAAGAAGTATGATGATGGCGCAGAAGCGCGTGGTTTTGTAGAATCATCTTTTATTAAAGGATTATCGCCTCAAGAGTTCTTCTTTCACGCAATGTCAGGTCGTGAAGGTTTGATTGATACTGCGGTGAAATCAGTAACATCTGATACACCAATTATTATTATTGAAAATGGTCAAGCAAAACGTGTTGAAATTGGCCCTTGGATTGATGAAAAGTTAAAGATATCCTCTAAAGATGTAGAACAGTATGATGAAACACAAGCAAATCTTGAACTATTAAATATTACTAATGATATTACAATTCCAACAATGGATTATCATGGAAAGATGAGTTGGGGCAAGATTACAGCTGTAACTCGTCATGACCCTGGTGAAAAGATTTACGAAATTAAGACACATGGTGGCCGTGATGTAATTGTATCTGCTGGTAAATCTCTATTAATTTATGATACTAAAACAAGTAAGTTTGAAGAAAAACTAACACCTGATGTAAAAATAGGTGATTATGTGCCTGTAACAATAAATTTACCAGAACCACCTAATAATATTTTAAACGGAATAAATATTACTGAATATATAAATAAATTGAAATCGATTGAAAAATATAATTATCAACAATTTAATGATGTAGTTCTTGATACTATTACTGAAATTAATGAAATGACACCCGATAAATATCCTAAACTTTATGACTTAACTGTTCCTTCTACATTTAATTTTATGATAGAAAATGGTCTCAATTGTAGGGATACCGCCGACACAGGTTACGTTCAGCGTCAGTTAGTAAAAGCGATGGAAGATTTAGTAACGCAGAATGATGGTTCAGTGCGTGACGCAAAGATGAATATAATTCAACGTCACTATGGTGAAGATGGTATTAATGCGACAATGATTGAAGCTCAGAGTTACGCAATTGCTGCTCTATCAAAAGATCAGATTATTGAAGAGTTTGGTTTGGTTGGTAAAGATTTATCGCAAATTATGGTGGAGGATACTATCCGTGAAGATGATAAAGAAGTTCTTGATAAGTTTGTAGAAGAGGTGCTTGAAGATCAAGATATTATGGTAAAGAATGTTATTCGTTATAAGGATGTTTCAAATAAACTAGTATATTCACCAGTAAATATTGAACGTTTGATGCAAACTATTCGTGTAAAATTTAATCTATCTGAATCAAAAAGAACTGATTTAACGCCTACATACGTTATTAATGGTATTAATAAAGTGATTATGAAGACACAGGGTTATCACAGAATCTGGTGTGCTCTACTCCGTTTCTACTTAGCTCCTCATAAACTTATTGGTAAAGATCGTTTTACAAAAGATGCGTTTGATACGTTATGTGAACTACTAGTTGTTAAGAACTACCAGGCACGTGCGCAGCCTGGAGAGCAAGTTGGTATTATAGCCGCCCAGAGTATTGGCGAGCCATCAACCCAGATGACGTTAAATTCTGTAGATTATGACACTAATATAGTCATAATGAAAAACGGTAAAATTTGGACTCCAGAAATTGGATCATTTATTGATGATTACTATGAATCACTACCAGAAGAGTCAGAAAAGATTCAGAGACTACCAAATAATCAGATTTATATTGAATTAAATGATGGTAATGATTGGAAAGCACTATCAACTGATGAAGATGGTAAAATGATGTGGACAAAGTTAGAAGCAATTACTCGTCATCCAGTTATTAATGAAGACGGTTCTAACACTATTTTAGAAGTTCTTTTAGAATCTGGAAGAACTGTGAAAGCAACAAAAGCATTATCATTCTTAACAAATATTGGAGGAAAAGTTCTTGGTATTAAAGGTTCTGATTTGAAAGTGGGTGACGAGATACCTATTGCTAATTCTTTAGATATCGGTGAATATACTATTAAAGAAATTAATCTCCGTGAAATTCTACCACCAACTGAATGGCTATATGGTTCAGAGATAAATAAAGCAATTGAAATAATGAACAAGAGTGATAGACACTGGTTTCAAAAGAATCAAGGAAAACTCTTTACAGTTCCTTATAATCGTAGTGATACCTTCCGTGACGCTATGGGTGGAAGAAATACAAATACATTTCAAAATGGTTGCGTGTATCCTAAACGCACACGCCCTGATACATCTCATATTCCAGAAACTATTGCTTTAACAAAAGAGTTTGGATTCTTTGTTGGTGCCTATATTGCAGAGGGGATGAGTAATTCTACTCAAATTAATATTACAAATAATGATCCTAATTATATTCAAAAAGTAAAAGATTTAATGGATGAATGGAATGTTGGGACTCATATTGTGAGTGAAGATAGATTCTGCGAGAAGACAAATATTAAAGGACATACAACAAGTTTAGTAATTCATTCAACACTATTAGCAAAAGTTATGGGTTACTATTTCGGAAAAGTTTCTTATGAGAAAACCCTACCAGATTGGGTTCTTCAAGCATCAGATGATTTTGTAAAGGGGTTGGTAGATGGTTATATTAGTGGAGATGGATCAGTTGATGCAAAGACAGGATGCATAAGAGCATCTTCTGTTTCAAAAGAACTTATTGATAAGTTTGTTGCTCTCTTTGCTCGTTATAATATATTTACAACATTATATTCTTATATGCCAGAAATTAAAAATTTTAAATCTGTATCAAAAAATTATTCATTAAATATTATAGCAAAATATTCAAAAGTATTTGCGGAAACCTTTACATTGTCGATTACTCATAAACAAGATAAATTAGAACATCATTTTATCCACAATGATACTGAGCGTAGATGTGTGCGTAAATCATTAAATAATATTGTTTGGGATAAGGTTAAAAGAATTAAAGAGGTAACCCCCTTGAAGGAATGGGTGTATGATTTGACAGTTGAAAAGACACGTAATTTTACGACACTCGTAATGACAGGACTAAAAGACACTTTTCATCTAGCGGGAGTAGCATCCAAGTCGAATGTAACACGAGGTGTGCCTCGTTTGAAGGAGTTGCTAAAAGTTACACAGAATCCCAAGGCGATTTCACTAACAATACCATTAAAGAAAGAGTTTCGTAACTCTATTGACAAAGCAAGACAAGTGGCACAAGATTTGGAGTTAACACTATTAAAAGATATTGTAACGAAGGCAGCAATCTACTTTGATCCTAAAAAAGAAGAATCGGTGCTTGAAGAAGATCGTAAACTCTTACAGTTTTATAAGATGTTTGAAACCAAAGATGATGCGATTGAGTGGAGCAAGTGGCTACTAAGATTTGAGTTTGATAGAAGTTTAATGTTTAATAAGAATATTTCATTAGATACAGTAGCGTTTGCTCTAAAACAGAAGTTTACAGGTGAAATTAATATGATCTATTCGGATTTTAATTCTGATAAACTTGTTATGCGCATTCGTCTAACTGATGAGTTTAAATCTTCTACTAAAGATGATATCTTAAACTTGAAGAAGTTACAAACTCGTTTACTAACCACAATTGTAATTCGTGGAATTCCAGGTATTAAATCGGTATCATATCGTAAAGATACTAACTACTGTGAACTGATAAATAATAAGTATGAACCAATTACGCAGTATATTTTAGATACAGACGGTTCTAACTTCTTAGAGATTATGAATCATCCTTACGTGAATGGTAATGCGGTCCTTTCATCTCATGTTCATGATATTTATGAAAATCTTGGAGTTGAAGCAGCTCGTGCGATCTTACTAAGTGAAATTACAACACTCTTTATGGAAGCTGGTGGCGTAGATTATCGTCATTTAGGATTACTATGTGATGTTATGACTCGTAATGGTAAACTAATGTCAGTTGATCGTTATGGTATTAATAAGAATGATATTGGACCTTTAGCAAAGTCATCATTTGAAGAAGTAGAGAAGATTTTATTAAAAGCAGCACTATTTGGAGAAGTAGATCCTGTAATTGGTGTGTCGGCCAATATTATGACTGGTCAACCGATTCGTGGAGGCACAACGTTTTCAGAAATCTTATTTGATGAACAGGTGTTTATGCGCTTACAAGAAGGGTTGGCACCGGTTGCTGATGAAGAGGAAGAAGAGTATGAACCGAATGAAGAACAAATTGAAAATGAACTATATGAGTCTCAAGATGATAATTGTGCGATAGCAAATCTTAAACTCAATGTAACTCTTGGAACACAACTAACATCTATTGTTGAGGAACCTGATATTGAAGCAACATTCGTAGATGAATAAAGGTCTAAATAGTAGTTAATAATATAAAATATGGATGAATTATTAGAGAAACCCCCTTGGAAAGGTATCCTATTTTTTAAACCAAAACAGTTTTGTTTAAAAAAATATGAAATAGTGTATAAAGATTTTGAGGATTCAATTCCTGAAAATTTAATTAGTAAAAAAGAAGAGATTAACGCATATGAGAAAGAACACAAGTGGGAGTTAGCGAAGAAGTTAGCAAATCCTTATGAAATGATTTATACGCAAGAAGAGAAATTTCCTCATCCGAATATAAGTCTTTTAAAACCATTAAGCAGATCGTATTTTAAGATGATTGAGATGTTAGAGGTATCCAAATTTATAGAAACAATTCCTAAAGAGTGGAATCATATCCGTTCAGTTCATATTGCGGAAGGCCCTGGTGGATTTATACAAGCAACAGTAGATTATCTTGAAAATCATAAGAAGAGTATTAAAAAAATGTATGCAATAACACTTAAATCAGATAGATACTATATTCCAGGATGGAAGAAAGCAAACTCATTCTTAAAAAAGTATGAAAATATTTTAGAGATATCATATGGGAAAGATGGCACAGGGAACATATATATTGAAGAAAATCAGTTATCTTTTATAAGTTCTGTAGAAAAAAAGGTTAATATATTTACTGCGGATGGAGGATTTGATTTTAGTATAAACTATACACAACAAGAAAAACAGATATTTGATCTACTAGTATGTTCTTTTTTAATTGGTTTTCAAACTCTTAGTATAAACGGATACTGCTTTGTAAAAATATTTGATACATATTCGCCTTCTACTAAAGCTTTAATTAGTTTATGTGGTTCATGTTTTAAAGAGTATTCACTATATAAGCCAGCAACAAGTCGTCCTTGTAACTCTGAACGTTATTTTATTGGTAAAAAATATACTGGATTAAATAATAGTGTTATAAACTTGTTAAAAGAATTTATTAATAAGAGTAAAAGGAATCTATATCCTTACGTTAATATTGATAATGAGGAATTAAATTATATACAAGAAATTTCAAACACGTATGAGAAGAAACAGATTGAGTGTATTAATGAAGCAAAAGTGTATGCTTATAATCATTTATTATATGAAAATATCTATAAAAAACACTTTCAAGCATCATATAACTTCTGTTCAACATTTAAGATACCAACAAAGTTGAAGAATTGTCAATCACTTAGTTGGTAATCACTCTGCTGGTTTCATATATCGATGTGCTACATGTTTTCCTACAACAACAGAAGCATCATGTTGTGATACTTTATTTGCTGCCATTCTATCTAACATAACAAGCATAGTATGTAGAGTTTCTTCACTATATCCTTCATCCGATGTAATCATAATAAAAAGATGGGGAAAGTTGTTAGCAAATTCACTACATGCTTCTTTTAGTTCATCAAATGTTTTACCTTGTCTTTTTAAAACAGTTACTTTTGTTATTTCACCCCGAATAAAAGCGGCACGTTCTTTTGCTTCACTAGTTGTTAATGGTGGTGGAGGTGGTTCATCACGTAAACGTTTACTACTCATCTCTTTTCTATATGTGTAAAAAATTTTTTTTTAAATAACGCATAAAATAAGTAGTATGGATGAAGAAACAAAACATATTAGAGAGTTTCGTAACTTATTAAAAAGAATAAAACAACAGATTATAAATAATACTTTAAAAGGTCAAAATACCGAGTTACTGAAAACAAAAGTAGAAGATAAGTTAGTAGAGTTATACAAACTTTTAGAACCTGTTATATTTGATTATAAACCAGTTTCAACAATTCAATTAGAAGAGTTACAGAGGGTATTTAGAAATACTTTAGAAACTTATAAAAGAACACCAACATATCAAACGGATTTAGAATACTATTTAAAAAGTGATTTGATAAATAATCCATTTACAATTGATATTGATGCTATAGATGATAGTAAGTATCTACAAATAAATAAAATGCCAGATATAATAAATAATAATAATAATCTAACATTAGAGGATGACATCCAGTGAATGCCCGGAAGGATTTCATAAACGTGCTTCTTATGTAACAAAAACTGGTAAAAAAGTTATAGCAGCATGTGTGCGTTCTACAAATTCAAGTAGAAGTAAAACACGTAAAACAGTTCCATCTATTAAATCTTTGTCACGTAGAGCATGTCCGCCTGGAATGATTGAGAGAAAAGCCTATGCGCGTCGTTATTCTACGGCGGTTTTACAACAAGGTTTTAAAAAGAAGTCTCGTTCTGGAAAAACGATAGTTGTAAAACCTCACAAGCGTAATTTAACAGTTGTAAAACGAAAATGTGTAAAAGATACTGGTTTACCCGGCAAGGGTGAAAAGAAGATTGGCCCTTTACGTAAGGGAGAATTAAGTAGATACGGATATACTTTAAAGATTTCAGAAAAAGAACGCCATAAATCTTTAAAAAAAGCGGTAGAAAAGTATGGCGCTTTAGGGGTGTATCGTAAGTTAGATGCGGTAGCAAAATTAACATCCCGATCAGTTCCAGAGGCGTCTAAACTATTTGAAAAAGATCGTGATTGGGTAAAAGAAACTTATGGAACTCTCAAACAATTTTAAAAAAATATATTAAAGAAGAAAGATGAAATCTAATACGGTAGTTCTTTTAGTTATAGTATTAGTTGTTGTAAATGTTATAGCAATTCAAGCATGGCCTTTTGGCTTTCGTAGCGGTATACAAGGGTTTAAAAATATGCGCGTAGGTAAACAAGGTTTTCAGAATATGACACCACCAACCATGCCTGTGCTAACACAACCTCAGGCAACACCAGGATCAACAAGAATGCCTACACCATTATCATCATCATTAAGAATGCCACAATTGCCTACAACTACCCCTTCTACAGTAATGCCTCCTTCTACATCAATGCCTTCTTCTACATCAATGCCTCCTCCAATACCAATGCCTTCACAAACATCGACACCTATAGCAACACCAACTATTCCCATGTTACCAATTGCTACACCTAATATGCCAGCACCAGTTGTTGGTCAACCACAGGAACGGCGTATGGATGAATCAGGTAATATCATCCAAGGTTTCAGAAATGTTTCTGAAATGCAAGGAGCAGAGTTTAAGAAGAGAGAAGGTTTTACAAATAACTTCTTAGATAATGCTGGAGGTGCAAAAGATATGTATAAACCTATGGGTGCTTTTGATGGCATTTCTTTACCTACCGGTCGTCAGACTTTACCAAATGAGCCTTTATTAGGTGCAGAGTTCACACCAGGTGACGATTCTTTATTCATATTTAAGAATAATCAGTGCAAACCAGAGTGCTGTGGAGCATCATTCTCATGCTCAGGTGGATGTGTTTGCACAACACCTCAACAGCGTAACTATATTAATGGTCGTGGAGGAAATCGCACCGCACCTGCTGAAGATTAAGATTAAGATTAGTAGTATATAAATAAGTATATTATTTATTAAGTATACTATAGAATGGGCGGATCACAATCAAGAACACCGGCACCAGCACCAGCACCAGCACCAGCACCAGCAGCATCAACAGCATCTACATCCGCAGCAGCAACATCTGCAACAGCAGCAGCAACATCCGCTTCTGCGGCAGCTTCTTCTGCAACTGCAGCAGCAACATCAGTAAAGGCTGCTTCTGATTCTGCTGCAGCCGCATCAACATCAGCAACCGCAGCAGCTAGTTCAGTATCTGCCGCAGCAACATCTGCTGCTGCCGCATCAACATCCGCAACGAATGCAGCGTCTTCCGCAACTGAAGCAGGAAATTTTGCTGCCAACATATCAACAAAGGTATCGATGGTCAATGCAAAAATGCAATTAAAAAATATCTTTAGCAGCGGCCTATCTGTGATAAATGATATAATTCAACAAATAGTTGGAGAAAATGATATATCATATGGATCAACTCAGGTAATCGACCAAAAAAGAAATTATTTAAGAATTATTGCTTCTAATAAAGTTCAAGAATTTATTAATTATTTAAATACATATATAACTAGTAATTCTTCACTATCTAGAAATGAGTTATTTTATGGAGGATTATCTGCAGGAAGAAATTGGCTAGATACAAACCTAATAGTAGATATACCCTCAGATAAAATAAATTTAATTCTTGGTAAATATCAGGTATTTTTAACATATCTTACAGCGTTAGGAACTATAAATAATTATATCTTAGGATTAAGTGAATATGATACTTATCGATTAAAGGCACTTATTATAAATTATTTAAATAATCATGATGATATATACGTAATTAATAATTTAAGAAATATTATTGAAGAACTATCTTTGGGAACAAGAAGTTTAAATAATTGGCAAGCAATTAGTGAATCATTTACAAACTACTCTACAAGTATTGATTATTCAAAAATATCAGTTACGAATCGCCCATACTCAATTAAACAGAAACTAACTGGTGCCCCTTTCTCTTTTAAAGTCTAATTAGATAAATGTATAACATTTTGATAATTATATGAGTTCTCCCGATAAAAATTTTATTAAATACATATAGAAATGGGTGGTTCACAATCAAAAGCACCAGCACCAGCACCAGCACCAGCACCAGCACAAGCAGCAGTAAGAGCATCCACATCCACATCAACTGCAACAAGAGGACCAGCAGGACCAGCAGGACCACCAGGACCAGCAGGACCAGCAGGGCCAAAAGGTGAAAATGGTAGAGATGGTAAAGATGGTGTAAATGGTAAAGATGGTATAAATGGTAAAGATGGAACAAATGGTAGAGATGGAACAAATGGTAGAGATGGAACAAATGGCATAGATGGTGCAACAGGTGCAACAGGTGCAACAGGTGCAACAGGATTAACAGGCCCCCAAGGATTAGTAGGTCCAATAGGTCCACAAGGATTAGTAGGTCCAATAGGTCCACAAGGATTAGTAGGTCCAATAGGTCCACAAGGAGAAAGAGGATTACCAGGCATAGATGGTGCAACAGGTCCACAAGGAGAAAGAGGATCAACAGGAGCAACAGGAGCAACAGGAGCAACAGGAGCCCAAGGAGAAAGAGGATCAACAGGAGCCCAAGGAGAAAGAGGATTAACAGGAGCAACAGGTCCACAAGGAGAAAGAGGATTAACAGGAGCAACAGGATTAACAGGCCCCCAAGGATTAGTAGGTCCAGTAGGCCCCCAAGGATTACCAGGACTTACTGGAGCACAAGGAGAAAGAGGATTAACAGGAGCAACAGGATTAACAGGCCCCCAAGGATTACCAGGACTTACTGGAGCACAAGGAGAAAGAGGATT